ACGGTGCGGCTTGCAGGCTCAAGGCTGCCATAAAGCTGTCATTACGGACGGGTGCATAGCTCTTCCAAGTTCAGTAGGCCCCTTGAGTTTCTTAGAGGGTCGCGGAATGATGTAGGTATTGAAGGTGTGCCGACTAATATTTCGAGCTCATCCTTACTCTCGATACCTAAGACGGGCTTGAAGCTTAAGAAGTAGGACTTAGATGCTGATCTCGCAAATACCTCGAATGGTCTGGGGAAGTGATCTAGATAAACTAACGTGTCAGGCCAGAATGATATGCCTGATAGTCTGGCTCTAATCAGCAATACAAAGTCTGCTTGCATTAGTTCGTCAAAGTTTACAGGTGAACCAAAAGCCCTTTCTTTTAGTAGGTCTGCTTCTAGCGAGATTCTACTGAGTTCTAATCTTTGATTTCTATATGCAATGCTTCGGCAGTGTCCGTAAAGTATGGAGAAGTCGTGTAGGCTAGAAAGCGAGCGCGCATCATTTTTGAAATAGAAGTCTTGAGATAGAAACTCGTTGAGCACGGAAAATTTCTTTTCCTTTAATAAGAGCGCTACGGTCGAAAGAAATAGCTCTTTAATAAAAAACACAAAGTTGTCGTAGTCGCTTTCCTTAGAAGACGAAACATCTATAGGTCGAGTTGTGTACGGTATTAGCTTCTCGAAAAATACGTGTATTTCACGAGTTATTTCATTAGGGGGTGCGTACGCGAAAGCAGTCTGTATCAGCTGCAGTATTTCGTTTCTATAAGGTAAGAAGTTTTGGATGCTTTCGATTACTTGATCATCAAAGAATACTTCATTGTCTGGAGTGATGCGATAGCTTTCAAATCTACTAATGCAGTCTGTGAAATATTCTTTTATTGCAGGGATGGCTTGTGGTTTTCCCTCCTTGAAAAATGCTGTAGCACGATTATAAAGTAGTGGTGAAGACGCAGCAGAGTTTGTGGCCTTATCTAGAAAAGCGGGCTTCTTGCCTAGCTTCGGTTTTCTATGTAGTGGTTCGCCATAAATCGCTCGCACCAGTACTTCTAGATTTTCAGAGTAAGCATCATTTGTGCTCAGATCTACATACATTCTTGAAGTGTAAAAAGTAGGAACATAAGGGTTGTTTTCTTCGTCCCGCTCTGCAATAACAGCAATGAATCTGTTTTCACCGATTTTGTCATAGACGTCTTTAGAGATTATTTGTGTTTCAGCGCCAACCCCTCCTCTACGGCTGTTCGCTTTTTCAACATAACTTCGATCCGAAATTATTAAGGTTTTTGTTATGTCCTTGTCTTGCTTGATGCGCTCCATAAAGTAGTTCGTGTCATGCCCTAGATCGAGGTCCCATATGTCTAAAAGTACATCGATCCCGTTTTCTACTAAGTGCGTAGCCAAGTCTTTGACCCATTCCCGGTGCGGGATGGAGCTCCAGCTATAAGAGATAAAAACCTTTGGCGAATTTTCCATGCTAACTTCCTGTAGAACAAAGGATATATATGCGTTGCTTACTTCGCCACTTTAAATCAGCCTGAATCAGTGGTCCGCTTTGTCGTATTTGACGAAGTGGACCATAATGCTTCTCCACGTTGCCCAGCGCAATCGTCTGCTGCTGGCATCCATCTGCCGTATACGCGGGCAATCATCGTCCAGTCTGTATGTCCCATCTGCTTCGCAACCCACATTGGGTGCTCCCCTGCAGAAAGCATCATTGATGCGTAGGTGTGCCGCGTCTGATAAGGGCGACGGTATCGCACCCCTGCCTTTTTCATGGCCGGCACCCACATCGTTTTCCGGATCGGCCCGTCGCCTGTCCAACGTGTAAGTGTACGAGGATTCTGGAATACCTCTGCATCTGCCAGGAAGGTGTGTTCCTTCTGAGCTTTCAACGCCTCCATAGCTGGCCTCAGCAGCTTTACCGCTCTGCGTCCGGCAGCGGTCTTCGTCACTTCGGCCTGACCCTTTGCAGCTTGCGTCATAGCCCGGCTGACCATCACTTCCTCCCGCAGCCAGTCGATATCCCCCCAGTCCAGCGCAACGAGTTCGCTCGTGCGCAAGCCAGTCCACAGGGCGAACTGCATCATGTTGCGTGCCTGGCCACTGAGCGCCACCAGCACCGCCTGCTGCTCCTCCGGGCTGAACGGATCTACGTCGTCGTCCTTGGCTGGCGCTTCTTTCCGCGAATACGTCCACCCAGCCAGCGGATTCACATCTATCAGCTCTTCTTCGGCGGCGTCGTTAAGCGCCGATCTGAGGCAGCTTTGTATGTTGCTCAGTGTTTTGTTGCTGACTTCCAAGGTGCTCAGCCAGTCCCGCACCTCTTTCCGTTTCAGCTCGACCACCATGTGCTCGCCCAGAGCCGGCACCAGGCGCAGCTCCACGATCTTGCGGTAGCCGTCAAACGTACTACTCGATACGTGCCGCTTCTTACCGTCCAGCCAGCGAGTCAGGAAGCCTGCCACTGTTTCCCGGTTCGCCTCGGGCGCAAACTTCGCGGCCCTGGGCGAACCGGGAAACGTTACCGAATAATCGAACCCACCAATCGATATCGCATGCTCGATCGCCGCCTTGTGCTGCTCGGCCTTCTTCAGATTAGTGGGGGAGGGCTTGAGCGTGATGCGCTCGCGGCACCGGACGCCCCGATACATGAACGTGATTTCGATGCTCGTATCGGAGACCGCCCGAACTCCCCGCCCGTCTCTACCCATGACTCGTACCCTTCCATGTCGATGAGCGTCCGGCCATCCGGAGCTCTGTACCAGATTTCGCCAAGCCGCCAAATTCCATCACGGATTTTCGAGCGGATAGCGTCCTCGCTGTAGCCAGACTCGCTGGCGAATTTCCTGATGGTCATGTAGCGCATTGGCTGCTACTCCTGCCGCGTCAGGTTGTGAACTGCGGGCGAAACTGACGCGTCAGCCTTCATCATCGCGCGCCCCCGATTCAGCTACGGTGCGCAGCTTGAGTGCGATCCCGCAGGAGTTGGCCAGCCCGGTGAGTTGGCCAACTGTGGTGGCTGGGTCTTGAAGCGCCTGGCCGAACCGAATCAGGCGCTCGCCCAGGCTCTGGAACTCGGTGCGCAGTTGGAGCTGGGTGCCTTGGCTGAGAGTGCTCATGCCTGCTGCTCCTGATTGGCCTTTGCCGCCTCCTGAGCAGCCTTGGCCAGCGCATCAAGCAACAGCGCTTGCTGCTCCTGGCCATGCAGGTAAAGGCGAAGGGCGCGGATCACGACGGTGTTCATGCTGGTGTCGCTTGATGCCGCTGCACGCTCGACCTCGCTGCGCATGTCGTCCGGGAGGCGCACGACGAATTTGTCTGCGCCGCGGCTACCACCTTCATACCGTTGCATGGCGATAGCTCCCGGTGCGAGGGTTGGCCAACTTGGCAGTACGGATTTCGGAACGGTCGACGGCCAGCTCAGCCGGAGCATCGATGCCCAGGCGGATCTGGCCGTCACGGCCACTGATCACGGTGATTTTGATGTTGTCGCCGATGACAATTGATTCGCCGAAGCGACGTGATAGACAGAGCATGGTGCAACTCCTTTTGGTTTTTTCAGGCAAGCCGAGGGCCTGCCGCTATTGTTGGCTTTCGCAAAATCAGGTTTTGGTTACGCCGCCAGAGCTAATTCATGACGCTTGGCAGCGATTCGGGTTTCGATCTTCGATTCGCTGCCGCCGCTGCGACGAAGCTTTGTCATTGGGTCTTCGGCGAGCGCGCCGTGGGCGGCCAGCACGAACGCAAGTGCGGCAGCGGGTGATATCAAACCGCGCTTGAAGGCTTCGGCGACCAGAGCAGCACGGCGCGTGACGCCGAGCTTTGTGGTCAGTGCCAACAGACGCTTATCGATCGTGCCGGAGGATATACCCAGGTCGCGCGCCGCTTCCTTGCTTGTCATACCGCTTGCCACCGCCATAAGGCATTCCAGTTCACGTGGGGCAGCACCTCGCCCCAGGAACCCGGTGAAGCCTGCGAATGTGATGGTTGAGGTTGTCATTCGGTGAGCTCCGTGCTGGTTGTGTTATGCAAAATGTACAATCAAAAAATGATAAATACAATAAAAAGTTGTAGGTTTTTTGTCGGGCGAAAAAAAACCCGCTGTCCGGCGGGCTAATTTTTATCGTAGGTTGAAGCTAAAGGAATACGGAGTTCGGTATCTTACCGTCCACCACGGTACCCACGACTTCCCATTCGTTGTCCATCGGTATAGTGGGGAACGACGGGTTCAGCGGCTTGAGGTAGAACCGACCTGCGTCCCGAATGAACTGCTTGAAGGTAGCTTCATTCGAGCCAACCATTCGAGCGATCACAAACTGACCGGAACGAGGCTCCGTTTCCGGTGCCACAAGTATTAGAAAGCCTTCTGGAAAAGAGTTACCGGAGGGGCTGGTCATTGAGTTACCCACCACACGCAGCCAAAACCCTTCATTTCCGGCCCACACGTCAGAGCGGTGAACCGGCGCCCCAGTGGCGTTGGAAATCTCCATCACTTCTGTTGCGGCTCCTGCTTGCACCCAGCTTATTTCGGGGTACTCGAAAAAGCGTATCGGTGACAGCGCTTGTTCAACGTTCGAATCACCCTCGTCAAGGCGAGCGCTTCTTCCATCTTCGCCTAGAAGCCATGAAGCGCTGACGCCGAGCTCGTCGCCAATCTCCTTTAGCTTCCTGTGCCTGGGAGTATTCCGATCTGACTCCCATGCCTGCACTGACTGCGGAGTCACCCCAAGGCGTCGAGCAAGCTCGGACTGGTTGATGCCCAGCTTTTCGCGGGCACGCGTTATGAGTTGACCGGTCGTTCTCTTTTTCATACCCACAAAATACAACTTTGTATTGTATTTATCATTGCTATTCTCAGTTTCAGGTCGTAGGCTTATTGGCAATTAAAAGTTGTAGGCGTGGTCATGAAATCAACATCACCGATCTTGCGAGCCGTTAAGGCAGTGGGCAGCCAGGTGTCAATGGCGAAACTCCTCGGATGTACTGCTCAAAACGTTCAGAAAATGTGCGCTACCGGCAAGGTTCCCGGAAAGCACGTCCTGAAAATTGAAGCTGCGTCTGGCGTACATCGCAGTGAACTGAACCCTGATCTGTATCCCGAGGCATCCCCAACCTTGAATAGCAATCTACGCCCAATCTCACCGGCTGATCAGTGCGATGACAGTGCTGGCAATTCATCCAGTGGCCAGGAAGCGTGCTCGTGACCACCTGCCCTTCAAAATTTTTGCTGTCTGGCTGACTTTTCCTCCAGGCAACAAAAAGCCCGCTTCGTAGGCGGGCTCTTTAACCACTCCTTGCCGGGAGTGTCTCGAAACTACTTCGTCTAGAGGACGAGTTCATGCAACCGAAAAATACCACCGGTTCTACCCCGGCGCAAGCAACCCTTATCACCAAGGCAGTTGAATTTGGCGAAACGCCAATTGCAAACCAAGGCGAATGCCTCTTTCAGACGGTGCCTTCAATGCAAGTTGAGGACGCTCTACAGAAGGCCCGGACGTTATCTATGGGCCTTTCACAGATTTGTGAGGACATGCGCGAGTCGATCAATTACGGGAATCTTGTTCACTGCGATGGCATGGCGGTGCTGGGGTTTGTGGCTGAGGCAATCCACGCGCTTGTCTGCTCGACCCAGGATGGCATAACCGTCCCAGATCAACAGAGGGCTGGCCAATGAGCATTCCCTCCCTGAGCGAGATGATCGTAGCGGTTGATATCGACTTCCCTGCCGAATCATCAAAACTCAAGCTGACGATTGAACAAGTAACGCGGCTTGAGCGGATCAAGCAGGCCTCCGAGGAAGGCGCCAACTGTCTGAATTCTGGCCTTGAAGCGATCGGCGAAATGATGGGGCTTGCCGAGAACGGCGAAATGTCAGCCGAGTGCGTCGTCGGTGTGGGCTGGCTGATCAAAGAGCTTGCGGGACTTGCTCGGAACCTTAACGAACAGGAGCGAGCCGCGAATTACAAGCTGAACAATATGGCTCTCGCGCCACAAAACGGCACCTCCGTAAATCGTGGCGCCAGCACTGGAGGTGCCCAATGAGCAATCCAGAGCATTACGCCCACGTCGCCAAGCGGATCGCCGAGTCGCTGGACGCCATCGGAATTCTGTCTGATGTGCTGGCGGAAAACACTGTTGCCCGCGAAAGCTCTGACGATGGCGGAAGTGACGAGCAACTGAGCTGCAGATGCGAGGCCGGCGTGCAGGCCGCTATCCGCCTTATTGCCCTCGCTGCCTATACCGACTTTCAGTCGATAGCGCAGGGCTTGGGGATACCAGAATGAACCTGATCACCAGCACCGCCCCGACAATGTCATCGCAAGAAATCGCCGATCTGGTCGGCCCCCGCCACGACAAGGTGAAGCAGTCGATTGAGCGCCTTGTTGAGCGCGGCACGATATCCCAACCCCCAATGGGGGATGGGCCGAGGTCCGCCAACGGAGTTGTCGTGCAGGAGTACCACGTCTGCAAGCGCGACAGTTTCGTCGTGGTAGCGCAGCTCAGCCCTGAGTTCACCGCTGCGCTGGTTGACCGCTGGCAAGAGCTGGAGGAACAAGCCACCCGCCCGATGACCCAGGCCGAAATCACGGCGGCGAACGCCAACCACCTGGTGGAAATGGAGCGCCAGCAGCGTGAGCAGCAGGTGGCCATCGACCGGATCGAGCGCCGGGTTGAGGTGATCGCCCAGCAGAGGGTTTGGGATCACTGCCCGCAGAACTGCACCCCGCTCGGGCGCATCCAGGCAGAGATGAACAAGGCCTATGGCCTGTCCGGGCCGATGGTTTCGTTCGTGCTGCGCCAGTGGCCGAACCAGCCCAATCACGCAGGCATGGTCCGTAACGTCCACGAGGAAGCGAAGGGCAGCCAGTACATTGTCTGGTCCAAGAGCCTCGTCACCGCCGCGTTCAAACGCTTCGTCTCCGAATGCCAGATGGTCAGCGCCACCCAGGCTACACACCCATATTTTGAAGGCCGGTTTCGACTGGTGCATAAGGTCAAATCATGAGCAAAAAACCGTCCCATCAGCAGCTTGTTGAGCGTGTGGCAGCTCTGACCGTTGACTGGTATCGCGCGCAGGCGCTCGTCCGAGACGTTCGGCAATTGCTCAATAACGAGTATCAGCAGTACTTCGCTGCACACGGCGAGCCGGAGCCGAACTTTCGCCGAATCAACCCTAACGACGCAGCCTACACGCCAGTTATCAACTTCACGAATCAGACATATGAGCAGCTGCAGAAGGCCAAGCAGGCTAAGGGCAGCGCGAAGCGCCGCATGGAGACCGCTGTGCGCGCTCTGATGGCGTTTCGCGGCGAGGTCATCGAAGCGCCACGGCTTTCAGCTGTGCGCCGTGCCAATGCCTCAGGGGAGACGCTGCAATGAGCGTTCAAGCAATGTCTTGGGCTCTGTCTCAGCAGATCGTCACGGAGGCTCATGGTCGTCATGTGCTGCTTTGCTTGGCCAACTATGCGGATCAGGACGGAAGAGCTGCATTTCCATCCATATCGAGCCTTGCGCGCGATACCGGCCTTTCTTCACGAACAGTGCAATACCGCATTCGCGACCTCGAAAATCTGGGTGTAATCAAGCGCGGAAATCAGGCCATTCCAGCGGCCTATATCAACCAGAGAGACCGCATTCCTGTGTGCTACGACATCGACCTTCAACGGGGTGCACAGCATGCACCCGGTGCACGCGAAGACGTAACGGGGTGCACGTCAGAACATAACGGGGTGCACGCCACGACAGTACGGGGTGCACAGCATGCACCCAATCCACCCATTAACCACCCATTAACCACCCATTAACCATCCATAACCATAAAGAGGGCGATAACGCCTCGGATAAGGATGAGCAGACAGGAAAATCTATTCGCAAAAATCCAAAGTTCGACCCTGCATCGGCGAAGCCTGCTAACGCTTCGGAAAAGGCATGGGCTGACTTCTGCGATATGCGGAAAACCAAAAGGGCACCACTGACGCTTCGTGCATGCGAAATTATCTCCGCCAAGCTGGCAAATCATGCTGACCCAGACGCGGTGCTGGATAAGTCCACCGCCAGCAGCTGGAGCGACGTGTACCCCGAGTCTGTTCTGCCAGGCACCAGCGCCAAGAACGGGAAGCCATCCCGTCACACCGATCTCGATATGGTGGACCACACCGATGGCCTGGAGCTGGATGCCAACGGCAACTTCCGGATTGCGGGAGATGGCCAATGACCTTTCAACCGCGCTACGCCGTCGACACCCGCCAAGGCACTTGCTCAACGCATGGCCGCTTCACAAACGCCTTGGTCGAGCAGTTCGGCGCAGAACCGGTCTGGTACGGCTGCCCTGGCTGCGAGTTCGATAACCGTCACTCGGCTGACATCAGCATCCGCGCTGGCGGCGTGCTGGTCCATACTGAACGGCTGCTGAACGCTCGACTGCTTGATTCATGCATCCCCGCCCGGTTCCAGCAGTCCACCCTTGAAAACTGGGTTACCGGGAATGACGACGCCAAGGTCAAGGCTTGGAGCATCGCCACGGCCTTCGTGGAGGCTTTCGCTGAACACTATCAGGCCGGTCGCTGCATGATGCTGCTGGGGCAGGTTGGCACCGGCAAAACTCATCTTGCCACGGCCATGCTGCAGCAGGTCATCCGTTACTTCGGGGCCCAGGGCGTGTTCGGCCTGTATGCCACTGCTGGGAGCATCATCCGCAGCGTCAAAGAAACCTTCGGCTCGCAGATCAAGACCGAATCGCAGGTCTATGCCGATCTGATCGCGCCACACTTGCTGGTGATCGATGAAATGGGCCTGCAGAACGGCACGGACTTCGAGCGCCAGGTGCTTTTCGAGGTGATCAACGGGCGGTACGAGCAGCTCAAGCCGACGATTATCGTCAGCAACCTAAGCATCACTGATTTGAAAGTGAGCATGGGTGATCGCGCCGTGGATCGGCTGCGTGACCGTGGCGGGTTGGTCTGCGTGTTCCGCTGGCCCTCGGCGCGAGGTGCCGCATGAGCCGCGAACTTTACAGTCTTGAGGCTGAGCATGGCCTTCTGGGCGCGCTGCTGTTGGACGCATCCCTGTTCGACGCTATCACCGCCCGGATCACGACGGCCGACTTCGCCTACGACGACAACGCCGCGCTGTACCAGGCGATCATCGATACGCACGCCACCGGCCAGCCTGTGGACGTTGTCACGGTGGGCATCGAGCACCCGCAACTGCCGAGCGGTGAACGGACGCTGGCCTACGCATCTGAAATCGCCAAGAACATCCCGAGTACGGCGAACTGGGCCGGGTATCAACGCATCGTGCTGGAGCGCTCGGCCCTGCGCCGGGTGGTTGAGGTGGCGGACGTGATCCGGGATTCGGCCAGCGAAAGCTTGCCGGTTGCCGACATCATTGCGCTGGCTCAGCAGGCAACAGCAGATCTGCGTGATCTGGGTGCGCCCGATCGGAAGGATTACTACAAGTACAGCGAGGTACTGACCCCCGTAATCGATGGCATCGACAGTCGATTCAATGGCGCAAAGCAGCTCGGGCACTCAAGCGGCTTGAAGGATCTGGATGATCTGATCCGTGGCCTTCGCAACAAAAACATGATCGTGATCGCTGGCCTGCCTGGCTCCGGGAAAACCACGCTCGGCGTGCAGATCGCCCAGCATGTCGCATGCGTCGACAGTGGTATCGGCCTCATCGTCTCGATGGAAATGACCAAGGAAGAACTTGTCACGCGCGGCATTGCGTCCGTGGGCGGTGTAAGCCTAACGCGCCTTGATGAAGGTCACACGCTCCAGGACGAGGACTGGCCGAAGATCACCAGCGCCGTGAACGTGCTGCACAACTCCAAGCTGTTCGTCTGCGATGAGGAGGGCATGACCGCCGCCCGTATTCGGTCCACGGCCAGGCAGGTGCAGCGCAAGGAAGGGCTGAGCATCGTGGTGGTGGATTACATCGGCCTGATCGCCGCCGAGGGCGCTGGTCAGAACCGAACGCTCGAGCTGGGCAAGATATCCACCGCGCTTAAGAACATGGCCAAGGAATTGGACGTGCCCGTGGTCGTGCTGGCGCAGTTGAACCGTGGATCAACCAACCGAACGGACAAGAAGCCACGCCCAAGCGACCTGCGCGACTCGGGTCAGATCGAGGCCGACGCCGATGTCGTGATCCTCGTGCACCGTGACCCGGATAGCGAGGAAGGCCAGAACGGCGTCACCGAGCTCATCGTCGGCAAGTGCCGCCACGCCAAAACAGGGTCGTGCATGGTCCAGCAGCAGGGGCAGTACGTCCGTTTTGTGAACTTCGCCGGTAACTCTTACGCCACGGACGAAGAGGTCGAAATGGGCCGCGCCTTCGCGAACCGTGGGTATCGGGGGAGGGCAGGCAATGAATGACCTGGTGAAGACACTCACGGTGATCATGACGGACGCAGAGATCCGTCGGCATGCCTCACGCCTTCACGTGCGTGCGCTGCGTGATGCCCGCCACCCTGAACTGCACTTCCGTTATTCCACCGTCGACCGCACCAAAGGCTCCTGGCATGTGGTGGTGCGCGGCAAGTGGGGCAAGGCCGGCAACTATCCCGGCATCAACGCCAAGCTGATGCAGTCCACGCTGCCGAGTATCCTTGCCCGCCGATCTGCGGACCCGGCGGCAAACTCGGTCACCACCAGTTGGGCCACTGTCGGCGACGTGCTGGCGTGGTACGCCGATCGCATGGGCCGCGACCGTGGCTTGTCAGCCAAGCGCAAGGCCAGCGCCCAGTCCGCGCTACGCCGCCATCTGGTGCCCCGACTCCAGGATGTGGAGCTTGAAGCCCTCACCAGCCCTGCGTTGGACAGGTTGCTGATGTGGCCCCTGCAGGAGCGGTACGAGCTGTCTTTCGTGCGCTCGGTGTACGGCGTGCTGGCCGTGGCGTTCCGTCAGGCAACCCGACTGGCGCTGCTGGGCTCCAATCCGATGGCCAGCTTCAAGTACACCGACTTCGTACAGACGCGGATTCGGCCCAAAGCTGCCCGGTTGCGCAGCGATGATCTGCCGCCTCTGTTGCTGGACTTGGCCGAACGTATCGAACGGGCACCGCTGGAATCCATGCTCGCGCTGATGATGCTGTGCCACGGCACCCGCCTGGGTGAGACGCGGTTGGCCCGCTGGAAAAACGTGAACCTCACGACCCGGCAGTGGTTCGTCCCGGCGGCAGACACCAAGACCAAGGCGGAGCACACGCTGCCACTGACACCGCAGGCGTGCGCGCTGATCGAGCGTTACCGGAGGCTGCAACAAGCCAGCGGGTATCAGGGGCCATTTCTGTTCCCTGGGCGCTCCGGTGCAGCGATCAGTGCAACGTTGGCCAGCACCCTGTTCACGGGCTTGGCCAAGGGCGAATGGTCCAGCCACGACTTGCGCAAGGTGGCCCGTACAGCCTGGGCCGATCTGGGCGTTGACTACATGGTCGGTGAGATGTTGCTCAACCACGCCATGAAGGATCTGGACGCGACTTACATCCATACCGCCGCCGAGGGCCTGAAACGCCAGGCGCTGGAGGCGTGGCACAACTACCTCGAACAGCACGGGTTGACCCCTTTGCTCGGCGAGACATATGCAGGACACGAAAACATGAAAACTACCCCGAAGGCCACGGATATTAAGGCGTTCAGCGATTCTCAGTATCCATCCCAAGGGAGGAAGCAGAACGAAAAAGCGACCGCCCAGACCCCAATCGGAGGCGGCGATGAGTAAGCAAGCGATAGCAGCACCCCGCAGATTGCTGGCGGACTTCTCCCCAACCGTTTATCAGAGCGTTATGTCGGCAATCGTTCGCGTGCTGGCCACTGACAACATAGACAACAGTGCCAAGCAGAGCTGGCAAAAGCTGATCGACTCCGGCGGGAGGACGGGCGGCTCAAGGGCTTTGCTCTCTGCTCGCGACCAGTTTGATTACGACTGTTGCCTGCACGCACTCCTGCACCGGGAGATGAGCAAGGCCCATTGGGATCTGCTGGTGGGCAAGTTCTCTACCAGCAAGGCCAATCGCGTTGGTGCGATATCCAGGACGGTCTATCGCATCAGCTCGCCAGCGCCAGCCCTGTTCGTCTACAAGGCCACCACCGTGTGGTTCATTCCAAAGATGAAGGGCGTGCAGGGCAAGCGATCCAGTGACGTCGCAATTCTTGCACCCGAGTTCTACGACATGAACACTTGGGACACGGAGGCCAGGCCGGCGTCTACACGAGGCCGCTGGAGGCTTGGAATTCACAAGTGCCTGGAGGCAATGCAGGAGGGCGCGGTGGTCCATGTAACGGAGCTTCTGGACCGTGAACAGCTGCTGGGTGATGGCGCTTGACAATTATGGGCAAATGGTTGAAATTGCCCCACATCATCTGATCCCTGCGCGTTAACGGGATTGGAACAAAAGCCCGGCCATTGAGTCGGGCTTTTTTGTTTTCAGGGTCTATGCTTTGGGAGTTACTCATCAAGGATTCAAGGATGGCCTATGAGACGTAATTTTGAAGTCGCCAGATGCATACTGTTTTCTGTTCAAGAGTCATCTGACATTACTGGAATTACCTATCTGGACTTGGATAGGTTCGCCGCTGCGGCCGGGCTTTCTGGGTACGATTGGTCATACGGGATGAAACTGATGGTAGGTGGTGGATTTCTGAGCTTCGAGGGCGGCAAGTATCACTTAACGTGGGCGGGGCACGACTTGCTGGACGAGCTGAGCAAAATAAGCCGGTAGGGCCTTGATCTTGCCAGTTATCGGAGTCCGTCTCCGATTACATTGATTAGCCTTCCACAAAGTGTTGAAAAATGTGCATGATTCACTCCCGTGTCGATCAACCTCTGCAAAGGCGATGCGGGATCAAACCCAGCTCTCAAGGCTGGGTTTTTTGTTTCTGGAAGATCGCGCCCGAAGAGAGGTGCTTATGGATGTGTCAAGATTTCCTGCAAGAAAGCGGTTTGGCGGGCTAGTTCGGCACGCATTTGAGTTTCTCCCAGAGCCTCAATGTGAAACTGAATATCCGCCGTGTGCGCCCACACATTCTCTTCCTTCAGCCAGTGCCTATGCAGCCGCACTTCAAACGGAAGGGCGTTATCAGGGAATTCCGTACTGCTCGCTAGACCTGTCAGGACACTGCGAACCAGAACCATGTAAGAGTCAAGATTCGCGGCCAAATTGCGATCCCTGAAAATCACTGCGACATACATCTCTCTGATTACGATGCCTTGATCGGTCCCTGTGTGGTGCGAGCATCGGAATGTCTCGAAGGGAAGGCCGGGGCCATTGATCGCGCGAACAAACTCTTTCAGCTCTGGCTCGCCTTCAAATTCTGGAATCTCATCAATCCTGTTCGGCTCTTTTGACAGCCAGATCATAGGGTGATGGTCTTCCTCTAGGTTTGTCGCATACGGCAGGTTTCTATGACCTGTTGTGAATGTAACTTGAATACTTGCTGTTTTCTCTGCGTCCTTTTCCATGAGTCTTCTGAATCCTTTTGAGTGGATGCCGGACGATAGCACGGAGCTACTTTTTGTCGTAGAACCATAGTCAGGGTGGGCCTTAGGGCGGAGCCTGGACGCGGTATAGCCGGTTGTCACGCGTTACGAAAGAACACCGGCAGTCAGTGTGCCCTTGCTCCATCACACGGGGCAGTGCTGGCGGACTGATGGAGAGACATCACACCCATTCCAAGGCTCGCCACATCGGCGGGCCTTTTTTCGTTTCTGGAGCAAAGTGATGACCGATAAAGCGAAGAATGACGCTCAGCCAGTGATTGACGCCATCGTGCTTGGTGATGCGCAGCTGCTGGCCCGCGCACTGCAGCGGCTGGCTACTACATGGCCTGACGTGTTTATTCGCGTGACCGGCCGGTTGATCGACTCCACTCAGCGAGAGTATGTGAGCGTCATATCTATCGGGACCTGCTATGCCAGCGATTTTTATCACGCTGATGGCAAAGTATTCGGCGCCGTATACACCGATAGCAACTTCCTCGCCCGCAAGGCTGGACCTGCCGGCGTGGGTATTGATCATGAGGCGGTGAAGGGCATCACCCTCAAGGCTCGTGCCGAGTACGACGAGACGGTCCTGAAGAAGGCGCTGCAGTTGAAGGACGCTCTGGACGAACTGGACCGTCTGCTGGTCGGCCACTCTTTCGCCGACAGCAAGTTGACCAGTCTGGCGCATGCCGATCTGTTCAAGGGGCATGCACTGCTGTTGGCTGCACTGAATCCAGTCACTCGCTGATCAATTCCACCACTCCCAATCGGGAGGACATTCGGATGCCTCAAATGCCCGACAAGCCAGATACCTGGGCCAAGCTCTGGATAGCCCTCTCGAACCCGCTATGGCAGGGCGCGATCATGGCCATCATCGTTTCTCTACTGCGCATCCTTTATGACGCGAAAGAAACCAGCAAACGCCGGATCTGCTTTGAAGCGTTGATCTGTGGTGCGTTGAGCCTTGTTGCGTCGAGCTTGATCGAGTGGATGGCCTGGCCACCCAGCCTGTCCGTTGCTGCCGGTGGAACCATCGGTTTTCTCGGCGTAACAGCCATACGCGAACTGGTGACACGGTTCATCGGCCGCAAGGTAGACATCACATGAAGGCTATCGCCGCTGCAATCATCATCGG